AAGACATCCTAAACCTTAAGTACGTTCCTGTAGAAGGTAAGTATTGTAACTATCTAGGTTTATCTCAAGCGGACTATACTAAGATTTCTTATCTAGATAAAGACCGTGAAGAAAGACTTGCAGGACAAGAGACTACAATGGAGATGATTCGTCCTGGAACTGTTGCTAAATTCTATGTACAGAAAAGTAGACGTAGAAGCAGAGAACAAGTATCAGATGACTCTACAGCACAGGACATGATGATGGTATTTACCTTAAAGTTGACTGCAAGACACCTAGGCGATAGATTTTATCCGATTGACCGTACAGAAGAAGCTGATGTACATTTTGTTCAAGAGTTCTGGGATGATTCTCCAACTAAAAATTATTCTTTTAGTTTTAAAAACACTCACCTTTCGCAAGAAGCAGGAACATTACGTATTCAAAACTCAAGAACTAGAGGAGCAGATGGTTTTACGTTAACTGCTAATGGTGTTATTCTATCAGGACACAACTGGGAAAGACTCTTAGCAGTAGAATTTGAAAACACTTCATTAACTGTTAAAGAGGTATGGAACTTTAAGAAACGTTATCACACTTCTATAGGTAAGATTGTACGTAGGTTATTTGCAGACAAGTATTCAGATAGAGAGGTTACTGCATTTGCAGAAGCATATGCCTCTTTGATTACTGTTGCTAATCCTTTATATGACTTTGCTATTATCGAAGGAGATGATATTAAAGCTGCTTACCACGAAGATAACTACTATCAACGTTCAGGTACCTTGGGTAATTCTTGTATGCGCTATCACAACTGTAGGAATTATTTCCAAATCTACACTAAGTACCCAGAGAAAGTAAAGATGGCTGTACTTAAAAGAGTAGGTAAGATTGCTGCTCGTTGTATTATGTGGAATATTGAAGGTAAATTTATGTTTGACCGCATTTATTATGCAACTGACGAAACTCATAACTTGCTTAAAAACACACTAATAGGAGCTGGTTATGAAACTTTATTTCAAGTGAGTGGGAACTACTCCTTAAACATTGACTTAACAGGTATCAACCAGTTTCCTTATGTAGACACTCTTTGTAACTACGATCCTCATAAAATGCTTCTAACAAACCAACATCTTAGAGATGAGTATTGGCAGTTTAGATCTACTGGAGGTTGCTTTAGTAGCTACAACTCTAATAACAGACTAGAATGTTGCATCTGTGGAGATGAGATAAACGAAGACGACTCAACATATATTACTGCAGGTGATCATTCAGATTCTTATGCTTGCAGTAGTTGTTATATTTATTGTGAAGCAGACGATTCTTATGTTACTATAGAAGATGACACAGTAGAAACCTATAATGGAGAAACCATTCTTACATGTAGATCTCTTAGACTAAATGGAGAGTATGCTCATATAAATGACGAACAACTCAGAGAGTATGAAAATGGTTTCGGATACTTTATTCTAGATGAAGACTTTTACTTTACTGACGGAAGTCGTTTCTATCACAGGAACGATCCAAATATCCCTGAAGACGCTTATGACTCTCAGGAAGCTGACAGAAGAGCACAAGAAGAACTTCAAAGAATGGTAGCACAAGCACGTGCTCAATCAGAAGCAATTGCTCAAGCAGAAACTGATTATACACTAATTACAAGTAATTCTGGAACAACTAATACTCTTTCATTCAATTATGTTCCGTCTATAACCTATCAGAGTTCTACTGGTTTAGGTATAAACATGCATGGATCTTCAGTATCTTCATCACTAGTACAGATTAACGAGACAATCGAAGAAGCAAGAGAAGTAGAAGCACCGAATGAACAACAATTCCTTATTTAAAAAACAAACTAAAACAAAACAAAAATGACAAAATCTTATGTTAGCAGTTACGTTAACCGACTAGAAAGTATAGACCACACTATTAAAGGAGATTTCCCCGTAGATTTCGATCTATTGTTTGATATCATGTATCAACAAAGCCCTACTTATCAGCCAGAAATGGAGAGATTAAAGAAAGATTGGCTTATAGAATTGATTTCTAAGATAGAAGGTGTAACAGTAGTAGAAAAAGGAGGGAATATCTATTGTACTAAAGGAGAAGCTGAGTTCTACCCTACTATCGTAGGTCATTATGACACAGCTCAAGATTACCATGTAGGTATGCGTATCTATAAAACAGATAAGTGGATTTTTGGCTTTGATGATGCAACAGGTGAACAATGTGGCTTAGGTCTCGATGATTCAGTAGGTGTATGCTTTGCTATTCAGATGCTTAAGATGATGCCTGTATGTAAGGTTTTCTTACCCTACGGAGAAGAACGAGGAATTGTTGGTACTAACTGCTGTGATATGTCTTTCTTTGACAACTCATTAGTAGTTACTCAGTTAGATCGTAGGTCTTACACCAATGACTTTATTAAGTTTACTAATGGAGTTCAGACTTTTAATCCAGAACATTATCCTTTGATTGAACCTTTGATGGAGAAGTATGGTTATACTTTTAATTCAGGTACAGCAACTGATGTCGGTGGTCTACGTAAAAGAGGACTTAAAGTTTCTTCACACAATCTCGCATGTGGTTATTTTAACGAACACAGTAACAGTGAGATAGCTAGTGTAGGTCTTCTTATCAATGCTTTTAGTTTCGCTTATGAAATGCTTACTATGCTTGCTGAGAGAAACATTCCTCTTACATTTCCTACATACTCTAGGTCAGAACTTCCCTACGGAGGATCTAAAGTTAAATCTACATCTACTCCTCTTGGTTATGGAGGTCGTCAAATTCATATGTTTGATGCTGATGACGATGGTGATGATTGGTACTATGATTCAGTGGTTGGAGATTGGGTAGAACCTAAATCTAAAGTTATAGATCCTTTTGAGCCATCTGCTTCTACTGGATCTAAAGTAGGCAGACAATCTACTTATTGGAGTAGAGAGATGCCTTCTGAACTACTAGAAGAAGAAGAATTAGAAAAAGATAAGGAATACGAAGCTTACAATGAGTGGATTATGGAATGTTATCCTGAATACATAGAACCTACACTGAGAGATGAGCTTAAGTCTTATTCTGTTTTCTTCCCTACGGTTAAATCAATGGGTCAAGATCTACTTGATGAAATGATTATGGATGACATTTGTCCTCATTGTTATGATGAAGGTAGTCTAGTGATTACTAATGATCTTCTATTACACACTTGTTGTCATTCCTGTGAGAGTGTATTTAACGTAGTTAAGGAAGACCAAGATTACGTAGAATCTAAGATTAAAGAGTGTGTAGAAGGTAAAATTGATTTCCAAGAAATAGTAGACATGTAAATGATAGAAATAGAACATTATGGAGAAAGTCTGGAGTCACATCCAGGCTTTCTTTTTATGAGAAAAATGTGGTTAGAAGACCAAATTGACTTGGAAAAAGATGAAGATTCGCTTATCTTTGTAGACCCGCCTAAAATTAATTCTAAGGAATTATTCAAAGGCATAAACTTAACATTAACTAAAAACAAAGATGAAGAAAACATTTTACGAGATCCTATGGGCAATCGCCAAACAGGATAAATTGATCGACAAATGGATCTACGAAGAGAAGCTTTTGTTTAACGGAACAACTTATAGTTGGACTCCTAAAGCACTAGAAGAACTTGATGTAACTGAATCTGTCGGAGAGTTGTCTGCAATTGAAAAATTAAAGACTACACATGTATCTAAAGCTGCTCCTAATAGAGACTTAAGTATTCCTCCTACATGGTTGGGGGAATTTATATCTAAGTTCAGTGCTAAGAACTTAGGGGTATCAGGTAAAACAACTGATAAGTCTAGTGTAGTTAAAAGATTAATTAAGTTTTTATCTGAGTACGATTACACACTTGAAGAGATTTCCCAAGCTACCGACTTGTATATTACTACGCTTAAACAGCAAGGAAGTATTAGATACATTAGAGAGTGTGGGTATTTTATCTTTAAGAAAGTAGATGGGGTAGATCAAAGCGACTTAGCTAAGTGGTGTGAAGAACTTAAGAACGGTAATGGACCTGCTTATACTAGTCACCAAATTCTATAATTATGATCTTTGATAAACTAATCACCCAGATTGAAGGCAATAAGCTTATCAAAGAGACAGGTGGCTTAACAGCTATTCCTCCTCCATTTCCTCGCTTAGCAGAACACTATGGAGGTTTTACTAAAGGTTCTATTACTTGTTTAACTGCTGCTTCAGGTGTAGGTAAGTCAAAGTTTGCTAAATACATGACTATCCTTAACATCATGAAGAAGACTCAGAACACTAATATAGTTCCTAAAATCTTTTATTTTGCCTTAGAGGAGAGTGCTACAGACTTTTGGCTTTCTTTCTTATCTATGTATATGTATGAGAAACATCGTATGACTATCAGTGTATCTCAACTTAAATCCGTAGGTAACTATACTTTAAATAGCGAAGTACTAGAGAAAGTAAAGCAAGGAGAGAAGTTCATCAGTACTTTGGAGAAGTCAGTAGAGGTCGTAGATTTTATCAGGAATCCCACAGGAATAGCTAAATATGTAAGAGCATTCTTTGAGAACCCAGAGATAGGAGAATACACCTACAAAGAAATAGAAGAAGGTAAAAGAATAATAACAGGCTACACACATAAGTCAGATGATCTATGGGTGTTCTTTGTATTAGACCACATCAGTCTTTTATCTAATGAGATTGCTCCTGATACTAAGATGAAGATGACCTCTTATCAAACGTTTGACTTTATGATTAAGGATTATGTTCTTGACGTATTCTCTAAGCGTTTTAAGATGGTTAACGTAATCGTCCATCAGCAAACACCAGCTTCAGAAAAGCAAACCTACACTTACAAAGGTCAACTTATGGAAGAGAAGCTAGAACCCTCAATGGAGGAGCTTCACATCAATAAGGGTGTACACCAAGACTACGAAGTAGTAATAGGTTTGTTTAGCCCTGCTAGATACAACATAGCTACTCATAACGGTTATGATGTATCGTTACTAAACAACCACTACAGATCCCTTAAATTCCTAAAAGATAGATACTTTGGCTTAGAAAACTCAAGCATCGGTCTATACTTTAATGGAGCTAACGGAGAATTTGAAGAGTTGCCTAGACCACAAGAGATGAATAGCCCAACAGCTAATCATTATGAGAATTTTTTAAGAAAAGCAAGACAATAAAAATGATTGAAGAAGAAAAAAACCCCTATTTAGTACAACTAATAAGAAAGATGTGTGAGATGGTCAACGTAGATTACAACACTATAGACTTTCAAGAAGAAGAATGGTATGATAAACATACTTGGACAGAACAACAAGAGAACGAATACATACTTTGGATGTCAGAAGAACTTTTCGACAACGAAGCTATGAGAGAAGAACTCTTAGAGAACCCTGAAAAGAGTATTGTTAATTGTTTCCATGCAGCCGTACACTTTGTAGCCAACTTTGGTTGGAGTACGATGGGAGATATGGTAGACAACATAGAAGAAAACAAAATAAATTAAAGAATATGTCAAGCAAATTAATCGCAATTGTAGGCCCTTCAGGTACAGGTAAATCTACCTCTGTTAGAACCCTTAACCCTAAGGAGACCTTCATCATCAACGTAGCACGGAAAGAATTGCCTTTCAAAGGAGCTGAGAAACTCTACAACCTAGAATCTAAGAATTACATGGAAGTAGACGACATCAACCAAATCACAGCCTTATTACAACAGATTAGTGAGAAAGCACCACACATTAAAAACATCGTAATGGATGATGCTATCTACTCTATGTCATTTCTTATGATGAAGAAAGCTAACGAAGTAGGCTTTGGTAAGTTTGTAAACTTGGCTAAAGACGTAACTAACATGCTTACTACTGCCCGTAAGCTTCGTAATGACCTTAAAGTATTCTACATCACTCACAGCGAAACAATTGAGGATGATGGACATATCGTAGGTCAGAAGATTAAAACGATCGGTAAAGCGTTAGACAATCAAATTGTCCTAGAAGGACTATTTACAATCGCTCTCTACACTCACGTAGGAGAAGACAAAGAAGAAAAAGCAACTTATGAATTTGTGACTAACCGTTTCCGTAACTATCCTGCTAAGAGCCCAATGGATATGTTCTCTGAAACGTTAATCCCAAATGATTTGCAAGCAGTATGTAATGCGATTGATTCTTATTACGCAGAAGAAGTAACACCAGTAACCCCAGTAAAAACAAAGTAAACTAAAACAAAACAACAAAAACAAAAATTATTATTATGAAATTTGACGACTTAGAAACCAGAGAGCCTTCATCAGGCAAAAAATTGTTCACAGGATTTGCTCCTATTCAGATTGTAGCTGTTAACCCTAACACTAAAGCACTTGCTGCTTTGTTGGGTATTGACGAAGACAAAGTAAAAGAGCCTAACTACGAAGGAGATAACGGAATGCGTTTAGACTTCTGGTATGTAAACCATCCTGACTTCAAGACAGACTTACGTGGTAAGTTTTCTTTGTGGGTGAACAATGATACTCGTACCTCTCAAGCAGGTAAGAAACAATTCATTGACAACTATACTAAAACTTCTTGGGCTGAGAACTTGGCTGCTTTGAGTGAAGTACAAGCGGGCTTAGATCCTTCTCGTAGGATGGATCTTAAGAGTGTTCGTGAAGCTAAGGGTGGAGAAGAAACTGTTTATTCTTTATTGAAAGCTTACGGTAATATCTCTCCTAAAGAAAAACCATTTGTATTAGATTCTTGGAATGCTATTGCAAAAGGTAAAGGTAATGAATTGGTAGATTTCTTTGCACACTTTAACAAAGCCAACATGGGTGTTAAAGTTCTCTTAGGAATTAAAGATGACAAATACCAAGACGTATGTACTAAAGTATTTGTAAACGTAAACAGTAAAATCACTGACTACGTAACTAAGCAAGTTACTGGTGAGTATGGATTTAAGAGTTTCTACGGAACCTTTGACTTCAAAGAATTCACAGAAAATGCTGCACCTACTGCTAACGAAGTAGAAAGTCCTTTCTCTGACAGTATGATGTCTTGGGATAAGAGTGACGTATCTACTGCTTCCATCAGTGATGATGTAGATAGTTTGTTTTAATTTTAACTAACTATTTCATTTTTAAGAAAAGGGGTTACATTTGTAGCCCCTTTTTCTTTTAAAAACCATCCTTATGGATCTGACAAGTATTGAAATTAGACCTAATGTACGCACCTTATACAAGTTATTAGGACAAGAACAGCTCATGGAGTTTTACTTCGGAGAGAAAATAAACCTAAGAAACAAATATAAAAATCCTTTCAGATCTGATAAGCACGCAACATGCTTCTTTAAGTGGAGTCAAGGAGGTAATCTTTATTTTATAGATTACGCTACTGAAAAGATTCATTACAACTGTATAGACATAGCTCAAATGAGAACTGGGTATGAGTATCCAGACATTCTTTATAAGATTGAGTCTGATTTCCAACTTAAGAACTTTAGCCTAGAAGATAGGTTAGGTCTTAAAATAGAAGTCGACAGTCTTAAAACAGTTAAGCCAGCAGAAGTAAAGCCAGCTTCCATTAAAGTTAAACTTACACGATTTACACAGAAAGACTTAGAGTATTGGGCCCAATTTGGAGTTACCCCTAGTATCCTTAAGTTTTATGACGTAAGAAGAGTAGACAAAGCTTGGATAGCTGATAACATCTGGTACGTTAATAATGATTTTGATCCTTGCTACCGTTACAAAGAGAAAGAAAAGTTTAAACTATACCGTCCTTATGCAGACAAGAGAGTAAAGTTTAGAACTAATTTCTTTGGAGGAATGCTAGAAGGATACACCCAACTCCCTCATAAAGGAAGTATCTTAATCATTACTAAAGGAACTAAGGATGTTATGACCTTACACTCTATTGGGATTAATGCAGTTGCAGTAAGAAGTGAAACCACACCTATATCAGAAAATGCTTACGAGTTACTCCAAGCAAGATTTGATAGTATTTATGTGTGGTTTGATGCAGACAGAGCAGGAATAGAAGGTGCACAGAAGATATCAGAAATGTATGATATACCTGTGTTGTATCATCATGCAAGCTTAGGTAAAGACATAAGCGACATTTATAAAAACCACGGAAGAGAAAAATTAATAGAAATATGCCATCAGTTCACGATATTGTAAAAGAAGCCTTAGCATTAGCGCTAAAGGATTTAAATGTAGAACCTCTAGTACAAGAAGGGGTTTGGAACAGAACAAGAAATGCCAGTAAGTACTCTAAGTACTACTCAAGAAATGTAAGTATTGTAACTTCAGAGGAAGCAGCAGCTAAAAGATTGGCTACATTTCAAAAATCACAACAAACAAAAGTAAATCTAAGAAAGTTTAACGAGTTAGAGCAATCTATTCTTTCTATCATTTGTAGAGTACATAAAGTCGACATAGAAGATTTTGTACGCTTACGTAGAGGAAGAGAGTTAGTAGATGCAAGATTCCAATTTGCAGCTGTATTTAGACTTCAATTTTACTACACACTATCTAAGGTAGCAGGTCTTTTATCTAAAGATCACTCAAGTATTATTCATGCTATCAAAAAGCACAAGGACTTCTATGATACTATTAGTTCTTACAAAAGTCAGTATGTAAAAGTACTTAACGAAATTGAAAAAGAATACCCAGGAATCCTTAACACAACACTAAATCCTAACATTATTTTAGTAGAGAACAGAGTAGGATGGGGTAAAAGAGCTAGAACTATAGTTAATGGTGCCTTTTTAAAGGATAATAAAAATGAAGAAGCTAATTGACATACCAGATGATTGGTATCAGCACTTAAGAGAAACAATAGAGAGTCCGTATTTTAAGAGCCTTGGAGGTTTCATTGCTAAGGAAAGACAAACTAAATCTATCTTTCCTCATAAAGATGAAGTTTTCAAGGCTTTTAATTTAACTCCTTTTCAGAAAGTAAGGATTGTAATACTTGCACTTGATCCTTACCCAGGGAGATACAAAGGAGAACCTACAGCACACGGATTAGCTTTTAGTCCTAGAAATAAAGATCAAGTTCCTCCTTCTTTAAGGGTTATGTATAACAAGATTAAAGAAGATGTTTATCCAGATGAACTATCATTCCCTATTGATATGGACCTAGAAGCATGGGCTAAGCAAGGTATCCTTTTAATTAACTCAGCTCTGACTATTGAAGAAAGTAAGTCAGGTTCTCACCTGCCTCAATGGAATCAATTCACAGAGTCTGTGTTTAAGACTTTAAACGACAACACCACAGGACTTATCTTTTGTTTCTGGGGTAAAGACGCTTTAAAGTTTGCTCCTTTAATTAATGACCAATTCCACCACGTACTAGTTGCACCTCATCCTGCAGCTGCTTTATACGCTGGAGGTAAGTGGAATTGTGATCACTTTACAAGAATCAACGAAATATTAACAGCCAACAATGGAGAACAGATTGAATGGCTACAAAACTTAAAATAAAAAAACATGAATTGGCAAGATTTTGAAACACTAAGCCACTTAGAATTTAAATCTAAGTTAATAGAACACTTTACTGAAAGAGTAAAACAAACCAAAAGAATGGAACAAAGTACCGAGTACGACTACTGTGAAGTACAAGGTAGAATCAAAGAACTAGAAGAACTACAAAACTTTATCGAAACATTTAAACGACCAGCCTTATGAACAAACAACAATTATTAGAAAGCTCCAGGACTAACTGGACAGTAGAAAAACGTGGACTAGTAGGTCCTAATGGAGAACCTACTCCTGCTTATGGTATCTTTAGAGGAGATACTAACAAGTGTTTAGGTATTGTAGGATCTAAATATGTTCCTACACAGAATGAAGAAATCTTAGACATGCTCTTAGAAGCTGCTGCTAGGGTTAATATCTCAGGAGAAAGAGGTGGTTTCTTAGGAGACGGCCAGAAAGTATACTATCAATTCCCTTTAACAGATGTTACTATTGGTGGATCTGACAATAAGCGTTACTTAACAGCCCTCACTTCACACGATGGGAGCTCTCCTATTGGCTTTGGAGCAACCAATGTGACAGTTGTATGTGCTAATACCTTTTACATGGCTCTAAGAGACTCTCAGAGGGTAAGACATACTAAGAACTCTCACGGTCGCTTAGCGGTTATTATCTCTCAGTTACAAAACTCTCTTACTCAAGAGGAACAGTTTGTTGAGAAATTAATCGAGTTAAGTAAGATTAATATTCCTGAGGTAGTTACAGATGAGTTTATTATCGGAATCATCGGAGGTGATGGAGAAGCTGCTCGTACTAAGAATCGTGTTTTAGATTTCAGACAAGCTATTACTACTGAGTATAACACTCACGGTAACACAGCTTATGCTTTGTTTAATGCTACTACTCGTTTCACTAACTATATGATGGGACACAAAAGTATTGAGCATAAGCGTGAGTCTTTGATCCACGGTACAGCTTACAACATCAACAACAAAGGCTTAGAATTAATTTCTGAAACTTATACTCCTTTGTACGTACCTGAGTTATCTGAATTATCTTTGTAATTCTCTTGCATGCCAAAAAAGATTAGGGGGGTCAATAGATCCCCTTTTCTTTTAGTTAGATATGTTTATATTTGTAGACCATGTTAAAGAGAACAATCAAGAAAGTTCCTGTAAAAGGAAACCCCGAAGAGAAAGACTTACAGAAGCCTTGCTCTGAGTGCGGTAAAGTAAAAGCTATCGCAAACAAAACTAAGAGACTCTGTGCTACTTGTGTAGTTAAAGAGAAGAAAGCTAAGCAGAAAGTCCGCAAAGAGTTCAAAAGAAAGATCAAGCAAGAAACTATCACTCAAACCAAGTTAGATCAAATAACATCATGGTTAGTAAGGGGTGCACACATTAACAAATGTCATGCTTGTGAAATTACTCTAGATCCTAAAGGACTTCAGTGTGCTCACTTTGTAGGTAGAACCAAAGTATCTACTCGTTATCACTTAACTAATCTTTTGCCAGCTTGCCCTAGGTGTAATCTTTATACTCCTCATCACGTGTGGAACTTAGGTAAGTCTTTAAATAGGATATGGGGAGAAGACACAACAGAGGACATGCTTCAACTATCTAATAAGATTCTTAAGTTAAGCAACTACGATAGAAAGCTTATCTATGATGTGTATAGAACTTGTCTTACAGATATCGAACAAGGCAACTACTCACAAGAACAAAAGTACGAAAAGCTTAGACAAGCTTTAAATGATTATAACAAGATAGTAGGACCCATTTTAAAATGATATATCTAGTTACAAAACAAGATATCTCCTTACCCGACATTACCCTTACTACAGTAGAAGAATCCCTCAAATACTTAAACAAGTTAGAGTGGATAGGTTTGGACACAGAAACTTCAGGTTTTGATCCTTACACTACTAAACTATATACTCTTCAGTTAGGAGATAACGATGTTCAATACGTAATAGACTTAACTACGATTGACATCAACGAATACAAAGAGTTGTTAGAGACTAAGGGTCTTATTGGTCATAACTTAAAGTTTGACCTAAGATTCCTTTATCATTATAGGGTAATTCCAACAAAGGTATATGATACCTTCTTAGGAGAAAAAACATCTCGCCTAGGTATAGAAAGCCATAGATGCTCACTTGCTGCTTGTGTACTACGTCATTGTGGAGTAGTTCTAAGCAAAGAAGAGCGTCTAAATATTACAGGTAGACTTACTGAAGGTTTCGTAAAGTACTCTGCGTATGACGTAAAGTATCTACACGAATTAAAGAACAAACAAGAATTCATTCAGCTA